TAGTGAATGCATTTCGTAATGGTAATGGTGGAGCAGACCCAGTTAGGAGTTTTGTGCAGACTGATCCTGCAACAACTCCATTACTTCTTACAGAGTTTTGGGTAAACTATCAATATCAAACAGATTTTAATCCATTTCATTTTCATGGTGGTGTTTATTCATTTGCTATTTGGATGAAGATCCCAACAGAATGGGAAGACCAGTGTAAGTTACCACAGTTCCAAGATATTAAAAAAGAAAATAGAAAAGCAGGAACATTTGAGTTCCAATATCTTGATGCTCTTGGTGGTATTAGAAGTATGTCATATCAATTAGGTAGAGAGTTTGAGAATTGTATGTGTTTCTTCCCTGCTCAATTAATGCACTCTGTCCATCCTTTTTATGGAACTGATGAAGCAAGAGTATCTATTGCAGGAAATCTTTGGTACGATACTACTGGATTAGGTACAAAAGGTAATGCATTAGATCCACAGCAACTAGGTGACAAAGATGAATATCTAAAAACAATGGAATCAAATAGAACCGAATATGATGGTGAAGGTAATTATTTTAAACCAAACCAACCACAGGATAAACCAAAACCTAAGAAAGGTAAAAAAGGATTCGGAACTCTATGACATTTAAATTTAAACAAATTCCAATTAATCAATTAGGTTGGTTATATGTAAATTTAGATAAAGAGGTAATGGATTTTCTTTGGAAGATGATTGATAAATCAACCAAAGATAATATGAAATCAAATTTGGCAGGAAATATATCTAAAAGTTATTCTCTTGAGGATGATGAAGATTACTTCTTTAAGAATGTTTTACTTCCTTTATCCAATCAATGGATAAGTAGTAATGGAAAATTTTCAGAAGTTCCTTGTGCAGAAAATTTAGAATTTTATCTTCATCAATTTTGGGTAAATTATCAAAATCAACATGAAGTTAACCCATGTCATGATCATTCAGGACTGTTTTCATTTGCTATTTGGATGAAGATTCCTTATGACTGTAAAGAACAGAATAAGTTACCATTTTTAGATGGAATAAGAGAAGAAGATAAGAAAGTAGGGTGTTTTGAGTTTCAGCATTTAGATATGTATGGAAAAGTTGTTAATACTGCTTATCGTTTAGATTCTTCTTATGAAGGATATATGGTATTCTTTCCAGCAAAATTAAGACATATGGTATATCCTTTTTATGAAACTAAAGAACCACGCATCTCTATAGCAGGAAATATTTGGTGCAAAACTAAGGCTTGACACACCACTCTAAATACCCATAGGAGGTATGGGTTATTGAGTGATTTAGTTATACAAAAGTCGAATGAGGTTTTTCTTAAGATAGAAGCAGAACCTCATGTTTATTATGAGTTGAGGGATCACTTCACCTTTGAGGTAGAGGGTGCAAAGTTTATGCCTCAATACCGCAATAAGCATTGGAATGGAGAGATACACTTATTTGATTTAAGAAAGAAGCAGATATATGTTGGACTATTAGATAGAATTATTGCTTTTTGTAAGAGAAGAGATTACGAATATAAATTTGTTGATAATGAATATTATGGAACTCCCTTTGAGATAAATGAGGGTATTTCATATGCTGGTGTTAAGGATTATATGAAGTCCATATGCTGTCATCTCCCTCGTAAATATCAAATACAGGGAGTATACGATGCTTTAAGACATAATAGAAAGCTATTGATAAGTCCCACTGCATCTGGTAAATCGTTGATGATTTACTCCTTAGTAAGATATTATATTGATAAATGCGAAAAAATTCTTTTAATTGTTCCCACGACATCTCTCGTAGAGCAGATGTACAAAGATTTTCAGGATTATGGTTGGGATGCTGAGTCATTTTGCCACCGCATATATTCAGGTAAAGAAAAAACTAATGAATATCCAGTCACTATTACTACTTGGCAATCTGTCTATAAGTTAGAAAGATCATTTTTTGAGGACTATAATGTAATCATCGGTGATGAAGCACATCTTTTTAAGAGTAAGTCCTTAGTATCTATAATGACAAAGTTACACCATGCAAAATATAGATTTGGATTTACAGGAACATTAGATGGAACTCAAACTCATAAGTGGGTATTAGAAGGATTGTTTGGTCCAGCTTATAAAGTGACACGAACAGATGAATTGATGAAACAAGGGCATCTTTCTCAATTAGATATTCAATGTCTTGTTCTTAAACATCCCCCACAAAAATTTGATACCTATCAGGATGAAATACAATATCTTATTGAGCATGAACAGCGAACCAAATTTATAACTAATCTCACTTTAGACTTAAAAGGAAACACTCTTGTACTGTTTTCACGAGTAGAAGCACACGGTGCAGTGCTTTACGAAAAGATAAATACAAATAAGGATAGTGATAGGAAAGTATTCTTTATTCACGGAGGTGTAGACGCTGAAGAAAGAGAACTAGTTAGAGAAATCACTGAGACTGAAAATAACGCAATTATTGTTGCTTCTTATGGTACTTTTTCGACTGGTATTAATATTAGGAATCTTCATAATGTTGTGTTTGCTTCGCCTTCCAAATCTCGAATCCGAAATCTCCAGTCCATCGGGAGGGTTTTACGAAAAAGTACAAACAAAGTAAAAGCTATTTTATATGATATTGCTGACGATTGTACTCATAACTCTCGCAGAAATTATACATTAAATCATTTCATAGAACGAATTAAAATCTACAACGAAGAAAATTTTAATTATGAGATAATCACAATACAGTTAAAAGGAAAATAAAATTATGTCAATCGAAGACGATTTCTATGCAACAATAAAACTTAGTTCTGGTGAAGAGATATATGCTAAAGTAGCAGCCTCTGAAGAAGAAGGTCGCACGATGCTCATTGTTCATAGTCCAATTACAATTGTAGAAATAAAAGCAAAAGGAAATTTAGTTGGTTATAAAGTAGAACCTTGGTTAAAAACTACAAGAGAAGATATGTTTATTATTAATTTGGACAAAGTTATAACGTTATCAGAATCATATGACCCAGAAATGATTCACATGTATCAAAATTTCTTAAGAGATTCTCAAAGAAATCCTTATGAACAACCTCCTAAAATGAGTAGAAGAATGGGTTATATTGCTACTGTAGATGATGCTAGAAATTTTTTAGAAAAAATATTTACCGAAAATCCTAAAGATACAAAAGATACTAAAAGTTAATATATAGCCGTCCCTTGAACCCTGACAGAGTTAGTCTAACGGTATAATTAGAACTTGTCAAGTGGAAAGATAAATGTTATACTATCTACATAGTAGTGACAAAGACCTATGGCAATAATTAGACCTATGGCTAAACGCAAAAGATCTGAGCACTATGTTAACAATAAAGAGTTTCTTGCAGCATTAATTAAGTATCGTGAGGATGTTGAAATTGCACGATTACAAGATAAAACTAAACCAGTTATTCCTAGATATATTGGAGAATGTTTTTTAAAAATTGCAAATCATTTATCATTTAAGCCAAATTTTGTTAATTACATGTTCAAAGAGGACATGATCTCAGATGGAATAGAAAATTGCGTTCAGTACATACATAATTTTGATCCAGAAAAATCAAAGAATCCTTTTGCTTATTTTACTCAGATAATACATTACGCATTTCTTCGTAGAATACAAAGAGAAAAGCGTCAATTAGAGATTAAGAATAAGATCATTGAGAAGTCTGGTTATTCAGAAGTCTTTGATGATAGTAATAAGATTGACGGCGACAAGTATTCCGACTATAATCAAATCAAAGATGCTGTACATGCGAAGTTGCGTAATTAATGAAAGTTGCAATCATAACGGATCAGCATTTTGGGTGCAGGAAAAATTCTAAAGTTTTTCATGATTATTTCCTAAAATTCTATAACGATGTTTTCTTTCCTACGATTGAGAAAGAAGGTATCACCACGGTTATTGACATGGGTGATACTTTTGATAGTAGAAAGGGAATAGATTTTGCTGCTCTTGCATGGTCAAAAGTTAATTACTTTGATCGTCTTGAACAATTAGGATGTACAGTTCATACGATTGTTGGTAATCATACTGCATACTATAAGAATACAAATGAAGTAAATGCAATTGATTTATTACTTCGTGAGTATGATAATATACACATATATTCAGAAGCAACAGAGATAAAGGTAGATAAATTAAATATATTATTAGTCCCTTGGATTAATAATGAAAATGAAAAAAGTACTCTTAAACTTATTGAAAAAACTAATTGCCCAGTTACGATGGGGCATCTTGAGCTTAAAGGATTTAGAATTCATAGAGGGTATGTCATGGAGTCAGGTACAGACTGCAATCTCTTTAACAAATTTGAAAGAGTCTATTCGGGACATTACCACACAAGATCAAATCAAGACAACATCTATTACTTAGGAAATCCTTATGAAATATATTGGAATGATTTAGAAGATACTCGTGGATTCCATATTTTTGATACTGATACCTTAGAGCATATTCCAGTTAATAATCCTTATAGAATATTTTATACAATTTATTATAGTGATCATGATTATCAGACATTTGATACTCGTGAATTAGAAGGTAAGATTGTAAAACTTATCGTTAGGAAAAAAACTAATCCTAAGAAATTTGAAAAATTTGTCGATAAGTTGTATAATTCTAATGTACATGAACTCAAGATAATTGAGAACTTCGTTATTCAGGAATCTGAAGATTTTGAAGCATTTGAATCAGAGGATACTCTTTCTATTCTTAATAGGTATATTGGGGAAGCAGAGATAAATCTTGATAAATCAAGAGTCCAAAAAATGATTCAAGAGATATATCAAGAGGCATGTGAGTTGGTTTGATGTATATTTTAACTGTTGCTGGTAAGGAAAATAAAGGTGCATATTCTGTACCTGATGATACTGGAGAACAAGTTCTTTATTTGTTTGAGGATCAAGATGATGCTACTAGATTTGCTTATCAATTGGAAGATGATGGATATCCCGAAATGAATGTAATTGAAGTTGAAGATGAAGTGATGCTTAAAACGTGTCATGTTCATAACTATAACTTTACTGTTATCACACCTAATGACATTGTAATTCCACCATCTGAAAAACATGATTTTATTTGAGAATATACGCTGGAAAAACTTTTTAAGTACTGGTAATCAATATACTGAAATTGCTTTTAATAAAAGTTCTACTACATTGATCGTGGGAACTAATGGTGCAGGTAAGAGTACTGTTCTTGATGCATTGACTTTTAGTTTGTTTAATAAACCTTTTCGTAGGATAAGTAAAGGTCAGTTAACCAATTCTACTAATGAAAAGGATTGTAGAGTAGAGGTAGAATTTTCTTTAGGTGGAATAAAATGGAAAGTTGTTAGAGGAATTAAACCAAATAAGTTTGAGATTTATAGAGATGGTACTCTTTTAGACCAATCTTCTTCTGCTAATGATCAGCAGAAGTGGTTGGAACAGAACGTGATTAAGATGAATTATAAGTCTTTCACTCAAATTGTTATATTAGGATCTAGTACATTTGTTCCCTTTATGCAATTGACTGCTCCAAATAGAAGAGAAGTTATTGAGGATCTCTTAGATATTAAAATATTCTCATCAATGAATAATTTGATTAAAGATAAAATTCGTCAGATAAAGGAAGAGACGAGAACTTTAGAACTTAAGAAAGAGTCTCTTAATGATAAGGTGGAGATGCAAGAAAGATTTATTGATGATGTAGAAACTCGTGGAAAGGAAAATATAAAGGATAAGGAAAGTAAAATCAAAACTTTAGGTAATGAGATTGATACTCATATTGAGCATAATCAAATCATACAATCCAATATTGATGACCTTACAAAAGAACAAGAAGTATTAATTGGAGCTAGAGATAAGTTAGCGAAACTTAATAATTTAAAGGGTAAAATATCACAAAAGGTAGCGTCTGTTACGAAGGAACATAAGTTTTTCACACAAAATACGGTTTGTCCTACTTGCACCCAAAGCATACAGGAGGAGTTTAGAATAAATAAAATCGAAGACTCTCAAACTAAAGCAAAGGAGTTGCAATCTGGTTACAAAGAACTAGAAGAAGCAATTAAAAACGAACAAGAGCGAGAGAGTCAATTTATTGCCCTATCAAAGGAGATTACTAAACTAACACATGGCATTTCTAAAAACAATACTTCAGTCTCTGGATGCCAGAGGCAAGTCGGAGAACTGGAATCTGAAATTCAAACACTTACCAGTCAACTTGAAAACAGAAATACTGAACATGACAAGTTAGAAACCTTTAAAAGTAATCTTCAAGATACCTATGAAGAACTAGTCTCAAGAAAGGATAAAATAAAATATTTTAATTTCACCTATGGTTTACTAAAAGATGGTGGAGTTAAATCAAAAATCATTACTAAGTATTTGCCACTGATTAATCAGCAGGTCAATAAGTACTTACAGATGATGGATTTTTATATTAACTTTAAACTTGATGAAGAGTTTAATGAAAGTATAGAATCACCAATTCACGAAGACTTCTCATATGCTTCTTTCAGTGAAGGGGAGAAGATGAGAATAGACTTAGCATTACTTTTTACTTGGAGAGAAGTAGCAAGATTTAAAAATTCAGTCAATACAAACCTCCTTATAATGGATGAGGTTTTTGATAGTTCTTTGGATGGATTTGGTACAGAAGAATTCTTAAAGATCATTAGATATGTAATTAAGGATGCTAATATATTTGTTATATCCCATAAGACAGGATTGGAAGATAAATTTGAGAGTGTTGCTAGGTTTGAGAAGGTTAAAGGATTTAGTAGGATGGTGGACTGATGCCAACCTTTACACATAAACCAACTGGAAAAAGAATATTCTTTGCTCATATTCCTAGAACTGCAGGAAGATATGTAGAAGCAAATCTTCTATGGAAGAATGATTGTGATTGGGATGAGATTAATCTTGATACAGGACTTGGAGTGATGACCATGATGTATGGGTCAGAAATTGCACATTGGCATAGGGAAATATATGAAGAGTATTTGGATGTAAAAGATATACCCAATTTCTCAATCATTAGAAATCCATTTGATAAATTTATCTCAGGGTCAGTCTATCTTAAAAGATTATATGGGGATGATTGTCAGGAGTTATTTGAGGATGAGAATTTATTTTACTCAATGCTTGCTAATATACCCACATTAGATTCTAATTTTTCTGCTAATTGGTTTAAACCTCAAGCAGACTTTATGACTGATAGAACTCATATATGGAAATATGAGGATGGTATGGGAGAGAATTTTGTCAGTTGGTTAAGTGGCATAATGGGAGTTGACTTGGAGTTTGATGAGGATATAGAGTATCCAAAGTCCCGTGATGAGGGCAATAAGCTTAAGAAAACACCTAAGCTTATACATAATCTTAGACAACTCTATAGGAAGGACATTGAGCTCTATTACCCCGAACTGGAAGCATAATTCGGGCAAACCCCCGAAGAGAAAGCTTAAACCACAGGCACTACGGTCTGCAAGAGAAAGACGCAGACAATTAATAAAGTGTCTACTAAACCGTCCCAAGGGGCGGTTTTCTTATTATACTGTATAGTATACAGCAACCAACATTATGAACCTAGTCAAAGAATCACTCGCTAAACTACTTGCT